TGATTCGGGTGCATTAGATAATGTAGTTGAAAAATTGAGCACCGACAGTATCACTGGCGAAAATATTATCATATTTAAAAAGAACGAAACCGAAACCCCAGACGGTGAAGGTGGCGGATCCACTGGCGGCGGATCAAAACCCAACGCAGAAAAAACTGTAGAAAAAATGGCCAAAAAAGCCGTTGGTTAACCAAATCCTTAGACTTTAGTTAATAAATATTGTATACTACTTAAAAGGAGTGTAACATGAAAAAAATCCTATCACTTGTAATTTTGGCATCAGTATTAACCGCAAGCGCAGAAGCCTGTTGCTATCGTGGTGGCTATTACCGTGGTGGCTACGGTGCTGGTTGGGTTGCTCCTGCACTAGTTGGCGGAGTAATTGGCTATGAACTGGCTCAACCACGTACTGTAGTTGTTGAACAACCTGGTGTTGTTTATGCGGCACCCCCAGTTGTGGTACAACCTTCCCCAGTATATGCACAACCACCAGCTGGTTATCACTGGCAACAGATTACAGATCCACAAACCAATACACAAAAGATGGCACTGGTTCCAAACTAATATGAAACTGCGTAAGTTGCGTAAAAAACTCTATAAGGCAATATTCCAACATGACATAGCCCGAGAGAAACAAGTTTGGTTTAAGATACTAAAAAAGTCAGTTAAACATAAACACACGGCGGATATAAGATAAAGTGGACTTAAATCAATTGACACAGGCAGGCACATTTTGTGCTTTGCCTTTTGTGCATCAAGAAAAGAACATGCAAGGGCAACACAACATCTGTTGCTACTCGAACGAAAAACAATTTGATACGCCGGATCAAAACAGTTTTGATAGTTTCAATTCTAGTACAATGAACTCTATTAGAACACAGATGTTGAATGGCCTAAAGCCGAAACAGTGTGCAAGTTGCTATCAACTTGAAGATCAAGGAATTAGAAGTCCCAGACTGTCTGAAACAAATGTTTGGCTCAATTCCACTGGTTACCTCGAGTCAATTAAACTAAAAAGAAACATACAGTTTTTTCAACAGAATCGACCCATAACTCCTATTAGTTATGATCTAAGATACAGTAATACCTGCACATTGAAATGTCGTATGTGCAATAGTGGAAGCAGTAGCAGTATCAATCAAGAATATTCAAAGTTGACAGCGAAATGGCCTGACAAGTTTTGGACTGTGGACAATCCGAGGATCAATCATGCAGTTGAAATTACAGAAGATATAACCAAAGTTTATCTTGCTGGTGGCGAACCGTTGGTGGAGCCATTGAACCTGGCGTTGTTAAATCAATTGGCTGATGTAAATCCTGAAGTAAACTTGGTTATCAATACCAGTCTAAATCATTTGTCGGACCGGTTTTTAACGATATTAAATAGATTTCAACATTTGACGTTGGCAGTGAGTCTAGATGGAACCGCAGCCGTAAATGACTATATTAGATCCGGATCAGACTTTGCAACAGTGACAGAAAATATAAAACAAGTGATGCATCACTATCTGATGTTTGGCAGTTGTATAAGCATATACAATATTTTCAATGTACCAGATCTAGTACAATTTGTAATTGATAATTATCCCACTGCCAAGGACAATCATGGTATCAACATAGTGGGCGGAATAGATGAGTTGGCACTAGACAATGTTCCTGTAAAACTAAGACCCATGTTGATTGAACAATTGACTGCGGCGTTGGACATAGCGGGAGCACAGGCTCGTCCGGGAATACAAAATTTAATTGTCACTCTTGAACAGGACAATTTTGATCAAGCACGATTTGAACGTTTTAAAAGATACACAACAATACTAGATCAAAACAGGAATCAATCAGTTGGCGCAGTTGTGCCTGAATTGGCAGAATACTTTTAAGGAGGCAGTATGGCATACAGTGAAAAGGTCATTGACCATTACGAAAATCCTCGTAATGTGGGAAAATTTGAAATAGATGACACTATAGGTACCGGCATGGTGGGAGCACCTGCCTGCGGAGATGTAATGAAACTTCAGATAAAGGTTGAAAATGGAATCATCACAGACGCCAGATTCAAGACATATGGTTGTGGTTCAGCGATTGCGTCAAGCTCTCTTGTTACAGAATGGGTTAAAGGCAAAACGTTGGACCAAGCAAGAACTATCAGTAATAGCACAATTGCTGAAGAGCTTGCTCTCCCCCCAGTCAAAATCCACTGTTCCATTCTTGCCGAAGACGCCATCAAGGCGGCAGTAGAAGATTATAGAAAAAAGCATGATCACGCTAACTGAAGCGGCCACAAACAAAGTTAAACGATTATTGGCCAAGCGTGGTGGAGTAGGAATACGCTTGGCAGTCAAGACCACGGGTTGCTCGGGCTTGGCCTATGTGTTAGAATATGTGGATCAATATCTGGCAGATGAATCTAGCATAAATTATGCACAACCCGATTTTGCAGTCTTGGTTGATAAAAAATCCGCGGTATACCTCAATGGCATGACTGTGGATTATGTACGTGAAGGTTTAAATGAGGGATTTAAATTCCTCAATCCCAACGAGCGCGATCGTTGCGGTTGTGGGGAAAGTTTTCGAATATGATAATTTATCGCGACTGCGACCGCATAGATCTTGAATGGTTACAACAAATCAATTTTCGACAACCCTATACATTGTGTCGTAGCCTGGCAGTATTTTTATCAAGTGCAGATCCAGTCAAATTGGCATTTACCGGACATCGACTACAGTGCGATTACGATAGCGATATCGCTTACGAAGATAAAATACAACAACTAAGCGCAGTCAGTAGATATGTGTTTTCCATTGAAAGCGAACTGCATTATTATCACTGGGATATTTGGAAACGTTCACACCGTGACAATGTTTATTATGTGTTGCCTGGCACAGTAAACGACTCGCCTATACGTTTTAATATTATGTTTTGGGGCGACTGGTACAAAACCACCTCCTGGGTCTATAAAGAACTGCCCAACAAACTGGCAAAAATTACACCTTACACGGTCAAGCCAAAAAGTTTTGATGCCTTGCTTGGTAAATCAAAACCACATCGAGATTTTGTATATCAGTTGGTTGTGGAAAATCATCTACAGGATCAATTTATTATACCTTACGGAGACCGATGGCAAGGCAACGAGTTCAATGTGGGCAATTATTACATCTGGGAGACCGGTGTCACTGTGTTGGATCATCCCGCAACCACAGTGAGTCGTGCACGATATCATCATATCGAAACCAGTCTCAGCAGAATAATTCCCATACAGGTGTATAATGATACTGCCTACAGCATTGTGGCCGAAACCGGAGATGATAACTCAATCAGTTTTTACACAGAAAAAACTGCCAAGCCCATGATAGCACGTAGACTGTTTGTGGCCTTTACCGGTTATAGATTTTTAGAAAATCTACGTGCACAGGGCTTTCAAACTTTCAACGGCATCATTGATGAAAGTTATGATCTTATAAAAGACAACCACAAGCGATTTGCGGCAGCATTTGAACAGGTCAAATATCTATGCAGTCAACCACAACTTGAAATATTTGAAAAGATACAGCCCATAGTCGAACACAATTACCAACATATCATGAACACGGTATGGACAACACAGGCTGCTAAACAAATTGAATCTATGTTATAATGCACAATGATTAATCCCAAATACGATTACAAGCCCTTGTCTCGAACCACCATAGAAGGCAAGAGACACTATTGTTTACCTGATGGCGCCAAGGTGCCCAGCGTGACCACTATACTAGATAGGACTGCTCCGGCAGAAAAACGAGAAGCATTACAACGTTGGCGAGATGCTATTGGTCATGACCGTGCACAAGCAATAACCACAGAAGCTGCCAATCGTGGCACACGTATGCACAGTTATCTTGAAAGTTATATTCTTAGCAATGACATGAAACCCCTGCCGTCAAATCCTTATGCGCATCCTTCTTGGTTTATGGCCGCACAAGTCATACTAGAAGGCTTGTGCAATGTGGATGAATTTTGGGGCAGTGAAGTCCCAGTTTACTATTCGGGCTTGTATGCTGGTACCACAGACTGCATTGGAGTTTGGAAAGGTCGGCCAGCTATACTGGATTTCAAACAAAGCAACAAACCCAAAAAGCGTGAACACATCGGCGACTATTTTATTCAACTGGCAGCCTATGCAGCCGCACACAATAACACTCACGGCACTGATATTTCAACCGGTGTAATTTTGATGGCAGTTCAGCCTCGATTATTGGAAGATCAGACGTATTCCCGGCCCGAATACCTTGAATTTGTTGTCGAAGGAGACGAGTTTCAGTATTGGACTGAGGAGTGGAACAAACGAGTAGAATTATATTATCTAAGCACATAATGGAACGAATCAAATTTGAACATCTAGACTTGCCGATCATACGCAGTTGTAATCTGGCCTGTGTTGGATGTATCACACACAGCAATCATAAAAAAATAAAAGGCCTAGTGGGAGTAGACGAAAGTCGCGAGTGGATGCAGTTCTGGAGTGAAAAACTGGACCCCGATATCGTGGGCCTGTTTGGTGGTGAGCCACTGTTGCATCCGGAATTTGCACGCTGGGCCGAAATGACTCGAGAAGTATGGGGACCGAGACCGGGCATAAGTGTAAACACAAACGGCTATTACATCGATAGAATGTTTGACCACATCCCAACCCTGTTTGACGAAGACCGCGTGGGCCTGAACACCATCGTGAGTATACAGACCGGTGTGGAACCTTACTTGAGCAAAGTGCGCGAAAATGTCGAATTGCTAAAACAACGTGTGGTAGAATATCATCTGTCGCGGCCCAGGGTCAAAACAGCAGAATGGCGCCTGTGGTTGGACGAATATGAGAACAACACAAAAATTTGGTATATTCTAAATGTCAACGGACGTGATACCAGAATGGTTCTAGCCACCTGCGAACAATACCGACTGCCCTGGTGCACACACTATTCGGGATTTGCAGAAGAAATGACTCCGGTTTATGACTACACCGACAAGTGGTACGAACACAGTCACAAGCAGTGCCAAGCCAAAGAGTTTGTGACTCTTTATCGTGGGACATTATGGAAATGCCCGCCCATGGGTGTGCTAGAACACACATTAAACACTTTCAATATTGCTGACAAAAACTACTGGCAGCCGTTTTTGCAGGACTACAAAACAGTTGGTCCCACCAGCACCGACAGTGAAATCGCTGCCTGGTTTGAACGTCAACGCAGTCCTGAACGTGTTTGTAACATGTGCGGATTTAGCGGTCCAAAAAATGTCATGTTGCCAGCAGAAAATCGCAGTCACATGCTGAAAGATTATTGGAACTACACTTTATAAAAATACTAAATACAGTATTATCTGAGGTTTAGTGATGGCAATAACGCAAATAAGTCAAGTACAAGTACGTAGAGGTTTAGAACAAGATCTTCCTCAATTGGCCGCGGGCGAACTGGGCTGGAGTACTGATGCTCAAAGATTGTACATCGGCAATGGTGTGATTGGTGCACCGGACTATGCTCCGGCACTGGGACAAACCGAGATCCTGACACAAAACAGCATACTGAATTTTACCACAAATTTTACTGCCAACGTGGCATTATTACAAAGCAATGTGGCAATCATACAAGGTAACATTGTAACGTTGACTGCTGAAGTTGCTGCACTCGCAGGTGGAGCCACCACATATTCGGCCACCGTATCAGGATCGGGCACATTGGCAGCATTCAACGCAAACACCGGCATAATCACATACACTCTCAATCAAGGTGGCAGTACCATGCGAACCGGTCAAATCAAATTTGCCTACAACAGCGCTATATCCTATGTGTCTTACGATGAAGAATATACCGAATCTGTAACTGCTCCAACCAACATTGTGTTTTCGATGGTATCAAACAGCACGTATGCTGGATTAACCTATACCACAGTCAGTTCAACAAATATACAGTACCAGGTACTATCAGTTTAAATAACATATGTTTCAACTTAAAACCGAAGATCGGTTACGGTCTTGGCGTGAGTTTCGAGAGTCCATCAATTCAATATCACTAGCAGCAGCACTACAACAAACGGTAGAGTTATGGAACAGTGCACCTTTTACTCCGTACTATCTAGACAATAGCAATCCCGAATCTTGGCCCGATCCCTGGCAACTCTTGGATGAAAACATCTATTGTGATGTTGCAAAAAGTCTAGGAATAGTGTATACTATGTTATTGACCGAGCATAGAACCGAGTTGGATATAGAATTTAGAGTTTATCGAGATCCAAAAAACGATTACGAGTATAATTTATCTTGGTTCAATCAAGGGAAATATATTGCTAATTTGATTGATAGGGAGATTGTAAATATTGAACAGTTCGATAGCACACTACAACTTCTTTACAGATATTCTGCCAAAGAATTACAATTAGAAAAATATTAAGAGAGATCAATGACAACAATTCAAGTAACAAAAAGAAGTGGACGTAAAGAACCACTCGCAGTAGAAAAATGGCAAGCGCAGATAGCAAAAATATGCAGTGGTATAGCTGACGTAAGTCAGAGCATGATCGAGATCAAGAGTCAACCGCACTTTTATGATGGCATTACCACTAGAGAAATTGATGAAATAACACTACGAGCAATCGTAGATCTAATTGACGTTGAACACAATCCCGATGTGGGGCACACCAATTATCAATACGTGGCCGGCAAGCAACGCTTGAGTATGCTACGTAAGGATGTGTATGGTAGTTACACAGTTCCTCACCTTTACGAAATCGTTAAGCGTAATGTTGAAATAGGCCTGTACACTACAGAACTACTCGAGTGGTATACTGAGGATGATTGGAACCGAATGAATGACATGTTGGATCATTCAAAAGATGAACAATATTCATATGCCGCCATTGAACAACTTATCGAAAAGTATCTAGTACGTAATCGAGCCACAAAGGAAATTTATGAAACTCCACAAATTCGATATATGGTCGCGGCCGCCACTGTATTTCACAAAGAAGAGCCGAATAGTGCAAGGATGCGTTACATTAAAGAATACTATCAAGCGGCATCCGATGGTTTGTTTACTCTTGCTACTCCTGTGTTGGCTGGGCTTGGCACTCCAACTAAACAGTTTAGCAGTTGTGTGCTTATCCGTAGCGATGACGACCTTGATTCTATATTTGCTTCTGGTGAAATGATGGCAAAATATGCCAGCAAACGTGCCGGCATTGGATTAGAGATTGGAAGATTAAGACCACTTGGTAGTCCTATTCGTGGTGGCGAAATCATGCACACCGGCATGATACCATTTTTAAAGAAATGGTTTGGAGACTTGAGAAGTTGTAGTCAAGGAGGCATACGAAATGCAAGTGCTACTGTTTTTTATCCTATTTGGCATCACCAGTTTGATGACCTTATTGTTCTTAAAAATAACCAAGGAACTGAAGAAACGCGAGTTAGATTTATGGATTACGGAGTCGTACTCTCAGCCTTCTTCTGGAGACGATTCAAACGAAAAGAAAACATAACCTTCTTTGATCCCAATGAAGTCCCGGACTTGTACGAAGCGTTCTACAAAGACACTGCACGTTTTGAACAACTTTACGTCGAGTACGAAAAGCGTGCAGACTTGCGTAAGAAAACAATGACTGCTGAAGAAGTGTTCAAGAGCGGTATCCTTAAAGAGCGCACTGACACTGGACGCATCTATTTGGTGTTCATTGACAACGTGCAGGGTCAAGGTCCTTTTGATCCTGAATATCATACAATTTACCAGAGTAACCTTTGTTGTGAAATATTACTTCCTACTAAACCTTTTAAGCGCCTTGATGATACTGATGGTCGTATCGCCCTCTGTACGCTGGGATCGATCAACTGGGGTGCTTTCAGAAATCCTGAAGATATGCGCCGTGCTTGCCGTATCCTGCATCGCAGCCTTAACAATATCCTGGACTACCAAGATTTTCTTTCCGTACAAAGCCGACTGTCTAATGACGAAATTAGACCAATCGGAATTGGAATCACAAATCTTGCGTATTGGCATGCTAAGAGATCCCTCAAATATGGCAATCCCGAAAGTTTGTCCGAAGTAAAAAGTTGGATGGAACATCAGGCCTACTACTTGACCGAAGCCACTGTAGAACTTGCTCGAGAACGTGGTAAGTGTGCAGACTCGGATCACACACGTTATGGACAAGGCATATTCCCTTGGGAATTACGAGCAGAAGGAGTGAATGAACTCACAGACTTTACACCAGAACTGGACTGGGAAACCTTAAGAACCAACATGAAACAGTGGGGTGTACGCAATGCCACACAAATGGCTATTGCACCTGTGGAAAGTTCGAGTGTTGTTATCAACAGCACCAACGGCATCGAAATGCCCATGCAGTTGATCAGTGTCAAAGAAAGCAAAGCTGGAAGTCTAACACAGGTTGTGCCCGAGTATCACAAACTACGTAACAAGTATCAGCTGATGTGGGATCAAAAGGACTGTGATGGTTATTTAAAAACGGCAGCGGTTCTAGCGGCCTATATTGATCAAAGTATAAGTACAAACACGTTTTATAATCCTGCACATTTTCCCGGACGCAAAGTGCCCACTACTCTAATTGTTAAAAATTTAATGCAGGCTCATATGTGGGGTCTGAAAACCTTCTATTATAGCCTCGTGAATAAACAGGGTGCTAAAGCGGGTGCCGAAGAGGCACCCGCTATGTTAGAAGCTGTTGATTTTGATGATGGAGCCGATTGCGAAAGTTGCAAATTATAATGGATATACCAGCATACGTTTACTATATTGAACATATCCCAACTGGTAAGTTTTACTATGGGTCAAGATATAAGCATATAGAAAAACATGTTTTGCCCGAGCAAGATTTATGGAATAGTTATTTTAGTTCTTCGAAAGAAGTAGCAACTTTGCGAGAAGATACCGGTAATAATTCTTTTGAATATAAAATAATTTATACCAATACAGACATTGATAAATGCTTTGACTATGAACAGACATTAATCAAAGAACATATTAATAATCCGCTATGTATTAATAAAAGATATTTTGATTCTGTTAAAGGTACAAAAGTATTTTCTACGTTTGGTAAAACTTTATCTTCTAAAGGAAAACCAAAAAGTGAAGAAACTAAACAGAAAATGCGTAAACCAAAAAGTGACTCACATAAAGAAAATATGCGTAAGGCACAATTGGCTAATGGCGGAAATGGACCAACGAAACATAAAGAAGAATCAAAAAATAAAACAAGAGAAACAATGAAATCGAAACCAGATCGTCCAAATAAAACCTGCCCACATTGCAATAAAACAGGCGGAGCAATATCAATGGCACGTTGGCATTTTGATAACTGTAAGGAAAAACAATGAGCAAAGCACAGTACGATCTTTCAAAACCAACCAACTATTTAAAACGAACAATGTTTTTAGATCCAGCCGGTCCGGTCACCGTTCAGAGATTTGAAGAATTTAAGTATCCCAAAATTGCTAATTTTGAACAGCAACAACGAGGATTCTTTTGGGTGCCGGAAGAGATTAGTTTAACTAAAGATTCAAATGACTTCAAAGACGCAAGTGATGCAGTTAAGCATATCTTCACAAGTAACTTGTTACGTCAAACGGCATTAGACAGTTTACAAGGACGTGGTCCTGTACAAGTGTTTAGTCCGTGTGTAAGTCTTCCGGAATTAGAATCATTGGTGCTAATATGGTCGATGTTTGAAACCAACATTCATAGCAAAAGTTATAGCCACATTATTCGCAACATATACAATGTGCCCAAGGATGTGTTCAACACCATACATGACACACAGGAGATCATCAGCATGGCTAGTAGTGTTGGCAAATATTATGATGCCTTACACACACTAAACTGTTCTAAAGAAATAGGACTTCCGGTGACAGAAAAAGAACACGTCAAGGCCATATGGTTGGCACTCAACGCCAGTTATGCTCTCGAGGCATTCCGTTTCATGGTTAGTTTTGCTACAAGCCTGGCTATGGTCGAGAACAGAATTTTTATGGGCAATGGCAATATTATATCATTGATCCTGCAAGATGAATTACTGCATAAAGCCTGGACTGCATATCTAATCAATCAAGCGATCAAGGACGATGCACGTTTTGCCGAAGCCCGGGACGAGTGTGAAGCCGAAGTGTATCAACTGTACATGGACGTGATACGTGAGGAGAAAGCCTGGGCTGACTACCTGTTTATTAAAGGCCCTGTGATAGGTTTAAACGCCAATATCTTGAAGGATTTTGTTGATTATACCGCATTAGGTGCACTAAAAGACATCGGTATCAAGTACCAAGCACCTGCACCAAGATCGACACCAATACCGTGGTTCAACAAGCACACTGACACCAGCAAGAAGCAAACAGCCTTACAAGAGTCAGAATCAACCAGTTATGTTCTTGGAGTCATGAGCGAAGATCTTGACTACGAAGCTCTGCCAGATTTATAGGAACAGCAATGCCCGTTCGTAAAGAATATGTTTATTGGTTAGGCGAAAAGTATTGGCAAGGCGAAAAAAATCCCGCAGCGCCAAACGAACCCATTCTGCCATTTTTGTCTTTACCAGAATGGCGAAATACTCTTGCACCTGCGGATCAACAGGCATATGATGCAGCCTGGGCCGCACAGTGTAAACTGGAACAGGCCGAAATTGATAATAAAAATTTGACCTTGGACTTTGATTTGGCTACATACAGTACATACGAGACACAATGTACTCGAATCTGGGCCACACAGGCTGCGTGCGATGCATTCAGTGATGATCCTGAATGGGTCACGTGGCACAATCGGTATCTTGCTGATACCGAACAAACACTAGAAATAAAAACGGTAATAATATGATAACAGTATACTCAAAAAACAATTGCCCCTATTGTGTACAGGCAAAAAACTTATTGAAATCTAAAGGTATTGCATTTGAAGAAATCAATATTGAAGAAACTCCCAGTGCACGTGAGTTTATAGTCGCAGAAGGACACAGAACAGTTCCACAAATTTATCAAGATGGCAAGTTGTTGGTGGAGGGTGGGTTTACCGGCCTGGCCCGACAAACACCAGAATTTTTTCAAACACTAAAAGGATAAAAATGTTAGTCAATAAATCGTATGCCGACGGTGACATCGTCTGCTTTAAATTAGTCACCGGCGATGAAATCATTGCCAAAATTGTAAACAAAAGTATCGAAGGCGACTTTATTGTCAGCAAACCTTGTACAGTGGTTCCGGCACGAGAGGGTATTGGTCTCATGCAGACCCTAATTTCTGGGGAGGTAAATACTAATGTGACACTGAAAGGTCAGCATATATTGATGCATGCCCCGGTTGTTGCAGATATTGAAAAACACTATCTCAAAACCACTACAGGAATACAATTAGTTTAAATGCCCGCAGTTGCCGTACAAAAAGTATCTTGGACCACACCGGCACCGCCAGCACCACCCCCGGGTATGGTCATGGTGGGTATTCCCACTGTGACGGTGGCTGGAAATCCCATAGCATATCAAGGCAGTCCAATTACACCACACGGCAATCCCAAGATACAACCCTTGTGCCAAACTGGACCATTTATCTCTGCAACTTTCGTACCCACCGTACGAGTCATGGGTATACCGGTTGCACACATCGGGGCACTATGTGATTGTGGGCACAAGATCGCAATTGGTATTCCCACAGTCATGATTGGTAGTCCTTCTGGAGGCGGTGGTGGCACAAATGCTACCAATGCCACATCAGAAAGTGCAAGCAGTGGAGCAGCATCAGCAGGTTTAGCAGGTACCACATCGGGTACACCCCCAGACGGAGTTACCACAACTTCATACAGTCAGCCGGGTGTTTCTGACAGCAGTATACAAACCGGAGGAACAAATGCAGATGGATCAACATGGTCAGTTTCATCTGTTACTCAGAACGGTGTTACCACAGTAACCAAAGTGGGGGCACAACAGTAATGTCTTCGGCAATACAATTAACTGCAACAAACACCATTCTTAACGGACAGGGATTGTCGGTATCGGCCAATCTAGTTAGTGAAATTGCCACATTTCAAAATCAAACACCGGTATCGATATTGTCTGGTATATTTGCCACTGCCGCAACTGCCAACGCAAATATTCAAAGCAATATTGCCAATGCCATCAGCAGTCTCGGAGCAGGCATTGTCAATGGTTTGTGGTTGATAGATTACTATCCCGCAAATGTTGCTCCAGTATCCAGTGCCAACATAGCCTATTACACAGTGGGCAATTTGGCAGTGGCCAGTTTTAGCAACACAGTCAGCAATCAAGCCCGAGCACCATTTTATTACGGCATGTCAGAATTTGCCAATGTATTTTTAACAGTGTTTGGCTACACCAACAGCATATTTGACACAGTGTCAAGTGCAAATATCCTTCAAAATCGAACATATGGTCAATCGGGACTGGGCTACACTGGACCGGCACAATTGGCTACTCTGGGATTTGGCTCAACCGGCTCCACGATTGCAAATGCAATTGCCAATTGGGGCACCATGTACGATATCAACAATATTAGAACTGCCGGCGATCCCTATGTGTTTGGGCAAAACTTGTTGAATCAAGGCTTGGGACAATACGGCAATTTATCACAACAATTGACCACTGCCGGATTGAATATTTACAATTTATCCCAAATACCACAGAGTCAATCAACCACTGCAATACAGGCCAGCACAGTGGCCACCACAACACCGGTTGGTCAGGTGCAATTACCTGCACTGTCTACAACAACCACCACAACCAGTGTGACTGGCAACAGTACTGATGTTGTTTCTGCAATATACAAAACCGTTACCGGATCTGCACTAGACGCCATTGTCACTGCTACCGGAATTGCAACCACTGCTGCCAATTTGGCTGATTATTTGACTTTGCAAAATGTAGTCGATCCCGCAACGTATGCACAACTCAATAGTTTGGGAATCACCGATTTTAACAGTTTTGGTGCGTATTTACAGCCCAAGATTGGCAAAGGTACTTTCAGTTCTTGGCACGATTTGGCCAATTTTATCAACAGCCTTGAAGTTCCGCAGTATACCGCAAATGTGACCGCAAATGCCAATGCTGTCATGCTGTCTGGCACTGTGGTAAGCAATATCAATAACACTCTAGGAACCGGGTTGGGCCCGTTTGGAGCTCCGATAATAACCGATTATCTTGGTGCAGTTACCGGATACCGTTACACTGCTGAATTCAGCACAATCAATTCCTATTACAACACAGTGAGTTCGGCAATCAACTTGAACTCGTTGATGCAGGCTCTACAGACTGCAGTCGGTAACTATGTGACTTCACCGGTGAGTATATCTACAGTAAGCACCGCAGTCAACAATATCAATCTAGCATTAAATTCTACACCCAATACCACCGCGGTAAATTCATCTGCAGCGGCTTATTATAATATTTTAATACAATTGGCGACCGAGGTAACAAATTTGTCAAGAGCTGGAGTCAGCATCTCTCCTGCAACACCACAAACGTTAAATTCGTTGGCCACACAATTTGGCGGGCTAGCCAGTGACAAAACTCAGTTTCAAACTTATCAATTTTTTGCCAACTTGATCACCAGCGACTCTGCCGGAGATACCTTAAGATCAGCAGTGGCAGAAAATATCAACAGCAGTATTGCTCAAAGTCGAGGAATCACTGCCACAAACGACCCCGGACCGCAACTAGCAATAGTTCAAGCACAGACCCAAAATATACCATTAAGTACGTATATAACGCAGAATCAGTAGGGTTTTAATGGCGAAAAAACGTCAAGATCGTTATTTAAGACAATCACAAATGACTTATCTAGTATTATAACTATAGATAATTGTTCTTAAATAGATTACAAGAAGAAAATAGGAGGACATGACATGAACAAGATACTTGGTATCTTAGTAGCAATCATAGCCCTGACCGTAATGGCACCCGGTCATGCAGATGAGGTCAATAAACATGACCTAGATTGTTTGGCTCGTAATATCTATTACGAAGCCGGTTTAGAAAGTGAAGAAGGCAAAGTGGCAGTGGGCCTGGTTACCATTAACCGAAGCCGTGATGACAAATTCCCAAATAGCATTTGCGGAGTTGTAAATCAAAAGACCGTTTTTAGTATACCTCAAACAGTGACTCGTGTTAGAGAAATTACCACAGGGGTAGTTTTTAAAACAGTCGAGCGAATAAAGGAAACTCAAACAGTTTGGACAAGCCGAGTAGTTTGCCAATTCTCATGGAGATGTGAAAATGTACGTAAAATTAACTATACAGATAGCCGTTGGGAAAATAGTGTTGCCGTCGCTAGAGAACTTCTTGAAGGTGGATACCAAGAACTCCGTGACAAATATGCGGACGCTGAGTATTTTCACGAGGTCCATATTCACCCAACTTGGGCTCGACAAAAGCATCGCATCAATAGAATCGGCGGTCATATATTTTATGCGGACAAAACGTCCGAGTTGACAATTGCATCGCAAGAGTAGTATAATTGTGTTAAATACTATTATACAACACTGGAGTCAATTATGGGTAAACAAGTAATGCTGGTTGATACATTCGATGAATCAGAATATCCCGGAGATATCACAAATGAGGATTATGGATTTATACTAGACTCAAATGGTGATTTAAAAAGTGTATTTTTGCCCGAACATGTTCCTTTTAAAGCACCCAAAAATGTCAACCGGATACTGAAACTGTTTGGTATACCCGACGTCGACAACATGGATGTGGACCAACCAATCCAGTAACAAAATCAATGGCAAATCAAAACGTATTTTGCAACGTGCCGTGGACCAACCTCCATGTGTATTGGGACGGTAGTTTCGGAGCCTGTTGCAGTGAAAAACATGCACCGCACACCAATCTCGAAAAATACAATCTAAAACGCATGACTGTGTCTGAATGGTATTCGGCTGAACCCATGCAGTTGATGCGAGCCAAAATAAAAACCGAGAATCCTCTTTCGCAATGCATCGGTTGTTATCGTGAAGAAAGTGTTGGATATGAAAGCCGGCGAATAAAAGAAAATTTCAAAAGTGTGATCTTTACCGAGCAGGCGTTTGATCGAAGTTATCTGCAGGGACCAATGTACGAAATATTCGAATCTGATGAGATCACTCGTCAACCCATTGACTGGCATGTGGATTTGGGAAATGAATGCAATCTTGCCTGTAAGATGTGCAATCCGCGAGCCAGCAGCAGAATAAGCAGTATTTTTACCAAATGGCAATTGATAGATCAATCGGCCAATCAAAATTGGACACAGGATCCGGTGGCCTGGCAAAATTTTCTTGACAGCATAATGTCAGTGCCCAACCTGAATCGATTGCACTTCATGGGCGGGGAGCCTTTGTTGAACAAACGTTTTCCCGAACTGCTGGATTTTTTACTGGAAAACCGTCGCCAATCAATATCTATTAGTTTTGTCACAAACGGCACAATAATGAATCAAGGTCTAGTGGACCGACTAAAACGGTTTCGCAGTTGCGATATAGAAATCAGCATAGAAAGTGTTGAAGCCAACAATCACTATATTAGACAACTCAGCGACACTGACACCGTGCTTGACAATATCAAACTACTACATGCCCAACAAACTGATCAATTTCATGTAGTACTTAGATCAGTGCCGCAACTGTTGAACATAAACAATTATCACCGATACATATTGTGGGCCTGGAACATGGGCCTGCCGATACAGGGAATACCATTGATCAATCCTCGATATCTGCAGGTGTCGGTGTTGCCTTTTGAATTTCGACAAACTCTTGTTCAAAATTACCAAACTGTCAAAGATCAAATCTCGCCCGATAACATTGTGGGACTGTCAACCGGGCGCAATGTTGGTGTATTGGGAACCACGCTTAGAAGAGAATGTGATGCCATGATACGTATGTTGCAACAACCCGAGCCCGAAAATGTCGCAGAATTGCGTGTAGAATTGGCCAAATGGCTCCAGCGTTGGGATCAAGAATTTGGATTAAATGCACACGATTTTTATCCTGAATATCGAGAATTTTTAGATGCAATACAGTACCAGATTTAGTATTGGGCTGATTCCACACGGTGTGCCCAAAATCAATTATGGTGTTGATGCCGCAACTGTCAACACCGAATTGATCGTGTCACAGCCCATGGCACTGAATTTTGATTTGGATTTGTCTGCTGGTGCACACACGGTATTTTTGGATTTTTACAACAAAACCAATGACTTGCCCGAAACAGCACTGGAAATCGAATACGTGGAATTTGAAGGCATGCGACTGGACCGGTTCAAATGGAGCAGTAGATACTATCCGGTTTATCCCGAACCCTGGGCCAGCCAGCAGGACCATTTGCCCGAATTTCACGCCAGCGCAACTTACATGGGCTGGAACGGTCGATGGGAACTGTACTTTGATACTCCAATTTTTACCTGGATTCATCGACTGGAAAATCTGGGATGGATCTACAGTTGACAAAGAATGGCGCAAACAGTATAATACGTTATGACTAAAAAAATCGGCTTTTGTTGCAAATGGCTTAACGACCCTTCCGAATGTGGTGGCATGAAGGTGAACGCTAAGGATCGAGACCTAAACGGGCGGAGCACCACCATGCGCTGGCTACGTGAGCACAAGAGTGAAGCCGAGCAACGGCAGTGGGAGATCATGAATCACAATGCTGCAGCCGCGGTGAAGTTGATTGAGCGTGTGGCCACATTGCCCGCCGAACGCAGAATGGTGCGTTTGGGCAGTGAAATGCTGCAAGGCTATACCGAAAAGGACTGGCAGGCTTGGTGGCAACGACCGGAGATACAAGACCACTGTGCCAAGATATTTGCACCCATTGGTGAGACTGCTCGACGTCTGGGTGTGCGTATCAGTTTCCATCCCGGACAATTCTGTGTTCTTGCCAGCGACAATCCAGATATAGTAAATAGAAGTATAGAGGAGTTTGAGTATCATGCAGATATGGCCCGTTGGATGGGATACGGCGTTCGATTCCAGGACTTTAAAATCAACGTTCACATCTCCGGGCGTAAGGGTCCACAGGGAATTAAAGACGTATTTGGACGTTTATCACCCGAGGCTAGGAACTGCCTTACAATTGAAAATGACGAAATGTCTTGGGGCCTTGACGCCAGCCTTGAACTCGCAGACACCTGTGCACTCGTGCTTGATATACACCACCACTTCGTCAGAACCGGAGAGTATATCAAGGGGAAAGATGATAGATGTTTACGTGTGATTGATTCATGGCGAGGTGTTCGACCAGTGATACATTACTCTCAAAGCAGAGAAGATGTACTTCAAGGACACAATATAAATGAACTCCCTAATCTTGAAGAATTATTATCGCGAGGATATAAAAAACAAAAACTCCGTGCACATAGTGATTTTATGTGGAATAATGCCGTAAATGATTGGGCTAGAGAGCATTGGGAATGGGCTGACGTACAAGTTGAAGCAAAAGGGAAAAATCTAGCTAGTGCCCAATTGGCGGAGTTCTGGAAAGGCAATAAAGATACCGTGAGTCCTATTCTTGAGATTGAAGCAGACTCCACGTCCAATTCCTAATTTTAAAGATGTTTGGTCAGCAGACAATCCCTTGTTCATTAATTGTATTGCGTCTTTAAAGCACGCCAACTAGGACTCTAGTCATAAATACCCTATAACAGGGTATAATGATGGGTTTTATTTCTTACGTATTCACAGGTAATTCTGCCAATGATGGCACAGGCACACCATTACGCAACGCATTTGAAATAATTGATGACAACTTTGCCAATATTGCAAACGGCAATGTCACAATCACACTGAATGCACCAGTTTTAACAGTTGCCAATCGAACTGGTAATATTCTTCTTTCAGTTAACGATGTAACCGGAGCAGCCAGCACCGGTTACGTTAACTCAATCTTTAGTCAATACACCTACAGCAATGCCAATGTAGGGTATTATCTTCCCACAAATTCAACCATAACCGCAATTCAAGCCAATGTCGCGGCCGCAAATGCCGCAATTGTTACCGCCAACACCGCGGTGGTAAACTATGTCGAATCGGTAACCGGATCATTGAGCGCTCTAGTGGCCAACAGTTTTACTGCCAATGCTGCGCTTAATGGCGCATTGAACAATATCAATGTGTTGTTTGCCAATGCCGCAACACAATCTACACAAATAACCGCAGTATCCGCAGCCTGGCAAGCCAATGCTGCAACGCTGTATGCAGACATACAAACCAACAACGCCAACGAAGTAACGCTGGCCAATTATATCACCGCGGCCAATGCTGCCATTGTCACTGCCAATACCGGTGTTGTCAGTTATGTTAACAGTCAAATTGCATCGGTCACTGCCAACGCAGCCGTTCAAGAAACTGAAATCAGCAGTTTGCGTGCCAACATCACCGCGGCCAATGCTGCCATTGTCACTGCTAATTCAGCAGTGGTCAGTTATGTGAACGCATTGATTGCACCAATACAGGCCAATACTGCAAACATATTAAACAACGACAGTAATCTAAACGGTGCACTGAACAATATTACCACAATTGTCAATACTCTTATTCCTGGTATTAACAGCAATGTCAGCAATATTTCGGCCACAGTTGCAACCACAGTTGCCAGTGTTGCTCTAGTAAACAGCAATGTTGCAAATTTGTCTTCGGCATTGAGTTCCAATGTTACCAGTATCAACAGTAATTTGACCACATTGACAACTGAAATGAGCGCCACAATTACCAGCGTATCGGTCTTGAATAACGAATTTACAGCAAACTTGACACTGTCGGCAGCCAATGTTGCGGCTGCCAACGCAAAAATTTCTACCAATTCAAACACTGTTTCTAATTTGTCCGCTGCGCTCAGTGCCAACGTATTGGCAATTTATGCCAATTTGGGCAATACTGCCAGCAATATCAACAGTGCAATCAACTACATTGAAAACAGTGTAATTCCCGCAGCCAATGCTGCGATTGCCAGTACCAATGCCAATGTCAAGGCTGCCAACACAGCCATTGCCGCAGTGACCACTGCTTGGCAAGCAAATACTGCGGTATTGTACAATGACATCTTGACCAACAATGCCAACGAGGCTGCCTTGGCAGTATCAATAGCCGGCCTCAATGCCAATATCAATGCCGCAAATTATCTTGTGAGCGGATTCCAGAATAGTATATATTCGAATGTAAATCTAGTCGCATACCTGGGTGGTAACATCACTGTTGGCAATGCCAACGTCACATTTGCCAATATTGTGACAGCCAATGTGACCACCCTAACAGTCGTAGGAAATATCAACAACACTGGAAATACTGTAGTTGGTGGAAATATCTATGTCACTGGTGGTAGATTAAGAACAACATCAACATCGGCCACAATATTTAATACTGCTAATACTATCACTATTGGCTCTAATACCAGTAATGTATCTATGTCAGGAAGTGTTACTGTAGGATCAGTTTATACTGCAGGAAATATTACAGTAGGCAACATATTCACCAACAATTATTTGTATTCAAATGGTGCAAGTATAATTTACAGTATAACCACTGCTTGGCAATCCAACGCTGCCGGACTGTACACAACCGGTGTAACCCTAGGCAATCAAATTACTGCAGCCAACACAGTGGTTGCCACACTCAGTGCCAATGTTGGCGCATTTGAAACTTATGCAAACTCGCATTTTTCGACCACAACTTCGTCGGTCTACAACGGATCCAGTTCACTGGCATTTGCTACTTCTGGTGGTAACGGTGTGTTCCAAATTGGTGGAGTACAAACTGCAACATTTACACAATCGTTAATTTCCATGATTGGTGGAGTATCTGCTACTGCAAACGTAAGTGGTGCAAATGTTATTGCCACCACTAATCTAATTGCAAATGGCAACATTGCAATGGTGTCTAATGTAGCAAGATATACTTGGGTTGCAAATGTTGCACCAACAAACAGCCAAGGTAGCGTTGGCGATATTTGGTATCAGACTTTCTAAATATGCAAGCAAATAATTATTCTTGCATTTCGAGTATCGGAAATGTAACTGCTTCATTTAGTAACATTGTGGGTATCAGCGGGAATATCACCACTCTTCAAGTTGCCACTGCATATAATTTTCCCACAAGTAATGGTGCTAATGTTAAAGTTGGTATTTTTAGTGGAGGCAATGGATTTATATACAGTGATTTAGTTGCATCTTTATCTAATTTGGGTATAGCATCTCCGCCTACTATCACTACTATATCAATTGATGGCGGCGGGACCTTTGATGGAAATATAAACAATCCTGCAAACGACAGCTTAGAAAACACACTAGACTTATATTGTGTTGCCAGTATTGTTCCATCTGCTAATATTGTTATATTTGTTGGTAACAACGCATCTACACAATCTGGAATAGTTTCAAACTGGACTAATATCATAAATCGAATGGTTGCAGAAAACTGCGATGTTATTTCAATAAGTTACGCCATTGATGAATACTATGGTCTTGGTCCTTTCTTGGAAACTCCATTGGCAAATGCTGCCGCAAAAGGAATTACGGTTTTAGCAGCTAGCGGAGACTACGGATCTGAAGGGAATCAAAATCTTGGACTCTATGGTCCTGATTCGGCAGCATATCCTGCAACGAGTCCAAACGTAATTGCAGTAGGCGGAACTATATTAAATTTAACATCTGCTAACATAAGATCATCTGAAGTTGCACCATATGCATCGGGCGGTGGTATAAGCACACTTTTTTCTGTACCTGCTTGGCAAAATGGTAGAACATATAATACTTTTAATGGCATAACAAACGGCCCAACAGTTACTTTAACCACCGGAACGTTAGGAAATATTGGTGGAAATTTAATAGGGCGTGGTGTGCCAGATATTTCGGCACCGTTCCAAAGTTATGATTTTTGGTTTGGTGGTAATATAGTTACTGGAGTTTATGGCACCAGTGCCTCTACCCCTATATTAGCAGGACTAATAGCTAGAGTTATATCATTAAATGGCGGAAGAAGACCGATAGTTGGCAACAACACATCATCGATACATTCCATATTGTACTCAAATGCCAGTGGGTTTTATGATATTACCAGTGGCAATAATGACGATTACAATTTAACTGGATACGCTGCAACATCTGGATGGGATGCAGTTACAGGATTAGGAGCACCATGGGGTAATGTGCTCTATCCAATGATTACATCAGGCGGTACAAAAGTTAAAAGCACAGACGGAAGTTGGCACTATGTATCCAACGTAAAAGTCAAAACCGCGTCAAATACGTGGTCAAATGTAAAAGCCATTTGGACCAAGACCATAAATGGGTGGAATCAAACGTACTAAACGATAAATAACAGCAATATCTAGGAATAAAAAATGGCATATTCATACACATACGTATCAGCAACTACAATTACAACCCCACCAATTAACAGTACCAAGGTTATTGTTGTGGCCAATGTTGCCTGCTACGCAAACATAAACGGACCCGCTTCATTGTCAAGTAACGTGACAACTATTATACCAGCCGGAGTAAGAAGTGCAATCAACATGCAGGGTGTTGGAAATACCTTGAGTCTGTTGCCCACTTCGGGTACTGCTGCCATGTCAGTGACACAGGTCGGAAACGTAGCACCATCAGGCACTGCAACTGCGGTTGCTGGTGGCGGATCTGGTAACACATACACTAACGGTTAAGGAACAAAATTATGAACATGGCAGAAATATTACGCAAACTGGCTGACGTTATTGATCGACAAAGCGGCTCTGAAAATGAGCATCCAGTGACTGCACAGGCGCAGACCAACGAACCGGTAGAGATCAATGTCACCCCCATGGTGCCACCACTACAACAAAAATTAGATCTGTTAAAGAAAATAGCTGGTGAAGAAGACAGTTGTAACGACTGTGGTTGCAACCCTTGCGAGTGCGACGACGAACACGATGCTCCCGAAGACGAGCTGGAAATCATCAAACGCAATGCCGGCATGCCCATGATGAGCCAGATGCCTGCACTACTTGCTCATATTGCCGACGAAGACGAACCATTTGAGGGATAAACCTTAGATGTCTATACGCAAGTTTCGTGCAAGTAGAGTAAACACCACTACTGGCAACATCTATGTTGGCCAATACGGTGACATGTTTTATGATGAGGCAGTTGGTCTACTAAAAATCAGTGACGGTGTAACCGCTGGCGGACACTATGTCAGTGTACTACCTGCCACATCAACCCTGGTGGGCGGAATCAAAGCCGGACCTGGCGCCAATGTATCGGTAGATGGAACACTCACAATTGACACCACCGGCTTGCCTTTAAGCATTGGCAATTTAAGCATTGTTCGTGCCAATATCAGTACTACCAATGCCAATCAAGATCTAAATCTCATAACCAACGGCACCGGTAACGTCAACCTTATTGGCAACTTGCGTGTTCAAACTACCACAGCTGGATTATATACCGCTCCGGTATTTTCTGTGGACAATGCTGGTAACCTCACGGTCAACGGCAACTTGATCACTAACGGTGGCACTTATTTGCTTGGATCAGTTTACTTTGTTGGGCCAACCAATCACATAGGCAATGTTGTCGCAAACGGAAACTTGATTGTTAACGGACAAAGTTATTTCGTTGGAACCGTTACCGAAGTCGGTAACTTGAATATTACTGGTAATACTACGCAGAGTGGTAATATAACAATTACAGGAAATAGTACAAATACTGGTACAAGCACGTTCAACGGAAGCAGCACATTTAACGGAACAACGTATCAAAACGGCAATGTGATTACTACAGGTATACTTACAATTACCGGTAATACCAACCAAGTGGGCAATTTGAACATTACTGGTACTACCATTAATAATGGACTTAGTGTATTCAACGGTAATCTAACCATTGCTGGTAATGCGGCACTCATTGGTAATACCACAGTAACAGGTAATACATTAGTCACAGGAACAACCACTGTGGCCGGAAATACCGTGGTAACCGGAAACACACAGGTAGTTGGACTAACTTATCTAAGTGGTAACAGTTATGTTACTGGTAATACGTTTGTTACTGGTATAACTCAGGTGACAGGTAATACATACGTGGTTGGTAACACATTCGTTACAGGTACAACCACAGTATCGGGTAATACGTATGTTACTGGACAAGTGACTACTATCACTGGCAATACTTATTTGACTGGTAACAGTTTTGTAATTGGGCCAACCACAGTAACTGGTAATGCATATCTTACTGGTAACACATTCCAAACTGGCCCTGCAACGTTTATTGTTACAATGAACAGTAGCAATCAAGGTGCAGTAGAAATCACTGGTAATGCCCTGGGTTTGAGCCAACCGCCGCAAAATTCAGGTGTCATGTTGCACACAACTGGACCCGACACTGGCAACGTCAGTGGTAGACTCTATTCTGACAGTGTGAACAATTACACAGTCATTGCCGGACGTCGTTTCAACGGCACTATAGCCAACCCCACACAGGTACTTGCCGGTCAAGACATTGTGCGTTGGGCCGGTACTCCTTATGGTACCGGCGGTTGGCCCACAATTGGTCCGGCACGTATAACCTTTACTGCCGGGGATAACATAAGTTCTACGGCACAGGGCGGCTATATTGCATTCCATACTACTGCCAATGGTACTGTAACAAGCAATCAAATTCTAACTGCCACAATTGATCCTGCATATGGTGTAACAAGTCCAATTGGCTTTGTTACCACAGGCAACGTCACAGGCGGTAATGTTATTGCAACAACTTATTACGGTAACATCGTTGGTACAACAGCAACACTAAGTGGTAATGTTTCTGCCGGAAATGTAGCGATTACTAACAACGAAACAGTTGGCGGCACTATTACTGTTACGGGTAATGTCAGCATCGGTGCTAACTTAATATTGACCAATACTGCTGGCAGTGTAACTCAATCAACCAACAAAACGACCGCAGTAACAGCCAATGGAGTAACCGGACAAATTACAATGGCATCTGGCACTATTGCTGGAGGTGCTATTAGTGCGTTTACAGTTAACAATAGCTATGTTAATTCAAATGATGTAGTCATTGTGAATTTACAGACTCCTGTAACTGCTGGTACATATTTGGTAACTGTAGGCGCAGTAGCGACGGGCAGTTTTGTTATTAATGTTTATAACAATTCTGGTGTTGGACATAATGACACTTTGATTATAAACTTTGCAGTAATCAGAGCTGTCAGTTAACCAAAACTCTTGACTTTGATGCAGTATCATAGTAGAATAAGCAACTAAACATCTTTTATTACTATGATACTAGCCACATTACTACTACTTTCTGGACTAACCATTTCAGGCGTGGCCATTTACTATTCAGTAATGGGCCTAATGGCCATATTTTCTGCTGCCGCAATACCAATTGCAATTATGGGTGTAAGCCTAGAAGTTGGTAAATTGGTAACTGCTAGTTGGGTCAAGGCACATTGGCCACGTTTGCCCTTGTTAATGAAATGGTATGCAATCACCGCAGTAACCATTTTAATGATTATTACCAGTTTGGGCATATTTGGCTACCTTTCAAAGGCACACAGTGACCAAACCCTAGTAAGCGGTGATGTACAAAGCAAGATTGCAATCTATGACGAAAAAATTAAAACTGCACGAGAAAACATTGAAGCCGACCGCAAGCAACTTAGACAAATGGATGAGGCAGTGGACCAAATCATGGCACGCTCAGATTCAGAAAAGGGAGCGGAGAAAGCCGCAACTGTACGTCGATCTCAGCAACGTGACCGAAACCTGCTTGTCAAGGACATTGAAACCAACCAAGTCATCATTAGTCAGCTTAATGACGAATCGGCACCTGTTCGGGCTGAGAACCGTAAGGTCGAGGCAGAAGTTGGACCGATTAAGTATATTGCGGCATTTGTATATGGTTCGAACCCGGATTCGTCTATTCTAGAACGAGCAGTGACCTGGGTCATTATCCTAATCGTCGTTGTATTTGATCCATTAGCAGTTGTAATGTTGTTGGCAAGTCAAATGACATTTGCCTGGATACGAGAAGAGCGAGCACGGCAGGAGGAGGAATATAGATCTGGCGAGATCACCAAAGACACGCAGTCCGAGATCGTAACTGACTTGGCCGGAGAACCCCCTGATCCGTATGTAGCAGATGTGGGCGAACCTCCTACCGAAGAAGAACGAACAGTGGATGTGCAAACAATGTTGTTGCCAGATCCTGTGGAACCCAAACACCAATATCACTTTGAAGAAGAACACACCGGCGAAGAAATTGATGATTCGATTGTGGCAGAAATTGATGAAGAAGATTTTCCTGACGTAGAACGTCCTGGTGATTATGTGACTGCGCCTGAACCAGTTGTGATTGCCACACCAACCGAACCAGTTCAACATGCGGCTAGGCCGCATCCGGGCAAGAAACAACGTGGCGCACCAGGTGTGCCTGTAGTGCCCGATAACGCGATCGAACTCAATAAAGCCAGCAACAGCGGGTTTGGAAATGAATTTCCAGTCAATCCCGAAAAGGGCGATGTGTTTTTACGAACCGATTTTTTACCCAATCGACTGTACAAATTCAATGGACAAAAATGGATCGAAAGTGATCGCGAGCGGGTAGATCTACTGGCCTACGATGATTTGTACATACAACACCTGGTGGACGAAATTGATGCCGGGCGCCAAGATGTTGATCTATTAACCGATTTGGAACGAGAGCAAATTGCTGATTATCTAAAACGGACAAAATAATCATTGTATTTTATTGAGATTCGTGTATAATAAATAACTGTGCAGTGCCCGGGTGGGGCTGCATTATCAAAAGTCATAAAACTTGCTTATTAAAGGAGAAACAACATGACAAACTTATCCATTCACACAATTGATTTACCCAGTTTACACAGCCAACTACATCGCCACGCAATTGGCTTTGATCAACTGTTTGAACAACTAAATCGCACTTTCGCCAACACCAAAGGTGACGGTAACTACCCACCACACAACGTGGTCAAACTCGACGACACACACTATGTTATCGAGTTGGCAGTTGCTGGATTCAGCGAAAAAGAAGTTGATGTGGAACTCAAGGAAAATGTTCTTACTGTACGTGGTGAGAAAGTCAAGCCTGAAGAAGAAGTTGAATACTTACACAAAGGTATTTCAACTAGAAACTTTGTACGCACTTTCCCCTTGGCCGAACACATCGAGGTTCGTGGTGCCACAGTTCAAAACGGTATACTTGCAATTGCATTAGAGCAAGTGATTCCGGAAGAACACAAACCTAAAAAGATACAGATTACATTTGCAAAATAATGTAGTTTAGTGTATAATAAAAGGGAAGGTTACTTCCCTTTTTTACTTTATAATACTGTTATGTCAAATACAAAAACCGATATTGCCGTTCGTCAACGACTCGATGTCAAAACAAATATTCCCGAACCACCACAGTACCGCGTGATTTATATCAATGATGAAATCACCACACAGGAATTTGTAGTGGAAACACTGAAGCTGATATTTCACTATGACGAAGGTGCAGCCGAAGCACTCACTATGAAAGTGCACGAACAAGGTTCAGCAGTGGTGGCAGTGTTGCCTTATGAATTGGCCGAACAAAAAGGTGTTGAAGTCACCGTGTTGGCCAGAAACAACAATTTTCCATTACAAGTCAAAATCGAACAAGATCAATGATATTCAATCACGTTAAAAAACTAAAAAGCGAGGGCAAGAGAATTGGTATCACATTCAGTCAATTTGATATGTTGCATGCCGGGCACATTGCCATGTTGGCCGAAGCCAAGAATCACTGCGATTATTTGATTGCGGGATTGCAGACTGATGCTAGTATTGATAGACCGGATAGTAAAAATCCTCCTATTCAAAGCATTGTGGAACGACAAATACAGTTAGCCGCTTGCCGTTATGTAGACGAAGTTGTGGTTTATACTGCCGAACGTGATTTATGTGACCTATTGCTGATACTTCCGGTGGATGTGCGTATCCTAGGTGACGAATATAGAAACCGTGATTTTACTGGCCGAGAAGAATGTGGCTTACGTGGCATTGAACTGGTGTTCAATGAACGCAGTCACAGTTTTAGTAGTTCGAGTTTAAGAAAGCGTGTGGTGGCCGCTGAAAGTCACTCAATCCTGACTCAAGGAAAATAAAATGGACGTGATGCTTGACTTGGAGACGTTGAGCACTAGGCCCAATGCAGTTATACTGACCCTGGGTGCAGTCAAGTTTGATCCTTACTCCTCAGCCGATCCCGGGCCCGGTTTATATCTACGCATCGATGTAGATGAACAAACTGCACGTGGTCGCGATGTACAAGAAGATACCTTGGAGTGGTGGTTGCGACAGGCCGAAGATGTGCGTGAAGAAGCATTAGGCGAAACCGATCGTGTCAGCGTGGAAACCATGTATCGCGAACTGAATAGATTTTTAGTTGGAGCAAACAACATCTGGGCACAGGGTCCGGTGTTTGATATTGTGATGTTGGAAAACATCTACTATCAATGGGGTTGGCCAGCGCCCTGGAACTATTATCAAATACGTGATTCGCGTACCTTGTTTGGAGTACACGGTGATCCGCGAGAACGCAACAAGGCAGGCCTGCACAATGCCCTAGAAGACTGCGTAAGTCAGGCACAAGCAGTACAACAAATCTATAAAAATTTAAATATTAAAAAAGTAAGAACATAAATAAATTCAGCAACGCCGTGATACACAATTAATTAAATTTTCATATAATATGAAAAAGAAAAAAATCAATTTGCTATCAAGAATCATATTATCATTTAGTTATTATGATTTTTCTTGTGTAGTTTATTAAGGATAATACTATGTTTAAAACAAAAATCCAAGAACATATTCCTCGTTCGCTTGCAAAAGTGATCACATGGCGTGTTTTAGTAACTATTACAAACTTTTTTGGTGGTTGGCTCAGTTCTGGCAATCCCTGGGTTGGCCTTGGAGTGGTAACATTTGCACTAGTGGTTAATAGTATAATTTATTTTTTTCATGAACGTGCATGGAATTCCAGTGATTACGGTAGAAAAGTAATGGAGACCGAGTGAATGAATCCAAGAGCGGTACTGTGCGTTGATAATCCACAGGATTACTTGTCGCAATTGGTCAACCACAGTATAATGGTAGTAAACCCCAACAGCGCAAAAGATAGGCTAAAATATTTAACGGATCGTGCAGATTGGAGTTTGTTAATAACCAACAATGGCGAACAATATCGTAATGGTGGGAATTATAATGAAAAGTTATTTTGGTATACCAGTGGTACAACTGGCGACAGCAAATTTTGTAGTTTTACTCAAACTCAATTGGATATTCTAACAAAAAAAATTTGCAGTAGTTATAACATTGGCAGCAACGATCGATATACCAGCATTATGCCATTATGGCATGCGCATGGGCAGGGATTTTATTGGGCTGCAAAACAAGCACAATGCGAGATCAATTTTTTGCCGCTCAAGGAAATAAAAAACTTATACAAAACAAATCCCACATTTATTACAGCTATTCCGGACATATTACAAATAGTAACTAAATTTGAATTTGCAAACTTGAGATTTATTAGATCATGTAGTGCTCCAATGAAGAACTTGTTGTATAATCATTTAAAACAAAAATTTAATGTACCGATTGTGGAAGCATTTGGTATGACCGAAGCATTGAGCCATTGTTTTACCAATCCATTAAATGGGGAACAAAGAATAGGTACCGTGGGATTACCCGACGGGGTTGATGCTAAAATTATTGATAAAAAATTATATATCAAGGGACCGACAGTTTTTGTTGATGATTGGTATGACACTGGAGATCTAGCCGAACAAGATGAAAAAGGATATTTTAAAATACTTGGTCGCCACATCGATCAAATCAATATTAAAGGTATTAAAGTTAACCCGATGAGCCTGGAACAACAATTGACTTCTGGTATAGATGGAATCGGTGAATGTGTGATCTTTGGAAAAGATCGTGTAAAATGCCTTTATACTGGTGATATCAATCCCGAGTTAATCAAAAACTTTTTAACAAGATTGGGCAGTCACTGTCGCCCAACATTGGTTCAACATATATCTACAATACCACAATCCCCTTCCGGAAAAATCTCTAGAAGTTATTTAGAATCTCAATTTGATTAGAAAAGAAAAATATTTTATGATTGTTGCTGAACTTAATTTACCAGCCCCGTCACCGTATTTGATTGATCTAGTACGACAAACAGGAGCAAATGCGCCGATTAATCCAGACAACAAACGCTGGTTAGATGAATTTCACAACGGTGAAATAAATTCTTCATTGCACTTGTTTGGCATATCAGATGAAAAAGTAGATCAACAGGTTCTACTAGAATACCAAAAATTTTTTCCTAAGCATAAAATTAGATCAGGGGTCAGCATAATGAAATCTCTTGATAACACAGTTTCTTGCCAACCGCCACACATTGATCGAGGCCGAGCATTGGCCGTAAATTACTTTATTGATCTTGGCGGAAATAATGTAGAAACAGTGCTTTATAATATTTCTGCCGAAGTAAAGAAAATAGAATCCACAAATCTTTTATATAAAGATGCTAGAGATAGAGGCATAGTACACAAGCAAATTTTCCCGGTTGGATGGTATGCTTTCAATGTCAAACAAGCACATAGCGTGGAGAATATACAATCTACTAGATTATTTTTTTCAATTAAATTTTCTGAAGTTCAAACAACTTATGATCTTGATCAGTTGTTAAACGACTATCCAGAATTAATTAAAAACCCCAACTAGGACAAAAAATTTCTATTATACAATATTCAGGTGACCAATTTGGCTATTACACTGTAGGAAAAACATTTAAAACCTACAGTAAATTATCGGCCATTGAGGAAATGAAGCGCACTAGTACACATCTAGAGTGGCATTTCAACCGAGAACAGTACGGTAAATTCAATTGGACCCAAGATCCCACAGAATCATTGGACGAACTATATCGACAGCGAGCACAACAAATAAGGGACAGTTACGATTATATTGTATTATGGTATGGTGGCGGTCCCGATGGTTGGTGTATGCTAGATACTTTTCTCAAACACGGAATCAAGGTAGACGAGATAGCACATTTCCACAGTTACGAAGCAGATCAAAACAAACACAGCGTGCTCAACGAAGAAGTATTTTTTACTGCTATTCCAAAAACACAAAAAATATTAGAAACACGTCCAGATATCAAACATCGAGTAGTTGATATTAGTAATATTATTGCCAATATTTACACTAGACCCGATGTTAAATTTGATTATATCTACAACATCAAAGGAATAATGTCAGCCAATAGTCTGGCTAGATCTTATATACGAGAATATGTTGATGACTACAAAAAAATAATCGACAGCGGCAAGCGTATGTGTTTCCTTTGGGGTGCAGAAAAACCTAGAATCAAACAAGTCAATGGCAAATGGCATACCTGTTTTATTGATGTGTTTTCTGAAACCAATTTGAGATTACAATCCATGGCAAACCAAGGTTATTTTGACGAATGGTTTTATTGGGCACCAGACACTGCGGCCATTGTGGCCAAACAAAGTCATATATTATTAAAAGTAATGGAACAAAATAATCCTGCATGGTTTTCGTCCATTAGTGGTGCTCATCTTCCGCAAAGCAAAATTACCGGGCAATATTTAAGAAATGACATTTATCATACTTTAATTTACCCGGGCTGGGATACCACTACCATAGTTGCCCCCAAGCCCAAAAACTTATTGTTATCCGAAAGAGACAATTGGTTTTGGAATCAAAATCGTGAAACCACTGATTCGGTAAGGTACGCACACAATGGCATAAAAGAATTTTTATCTCGAGTGAGAAAAAATTGGATAAATGATACAAAAGATCTAACAAAAGGCATCAAAGGATGCGTTAATACTTACGCACTGGAATAGGAATAATATGAGTTTTGAACCATTGGATAATTTAAAAGGACAAGTGGCTGTAGTTGTAGGTGCCGCAGGCGGTATTGGATTTGCCACTGCACAAAAACTTGCTATCTCGGGCGCACAAGTGATTGGCATTGTTAGACGCAATGCTGATGAATTGCAAAAGAAATTTGATCAATTTGAAAATGGTCATTTGAATCATCAAGTTATACTGGCAGACAATACAAAAACACAAGAATTTAAACAGGCAGTCGAACATCTAACACAATGCGATCTGTTGGTCAACACAGCCGGTTTTTCTAAAACTATTGCTCATAAAAATCTAGATGATCTAACCGATGATTTTTTTGATACAATGTTGACCGTCAATCTGCGATCAGTATTTTCGACTATTAAAACTTTGTTGCCTTTGTTAAAACAAAGTTCCAATGCACTAATTGTTAATATCAGCTCGGCCTCTGCGCTGCGTCCTGGGCACGGCAGCAATATGGCCTATACTGCTGCCAAGGCCGGACTAGAATCTTTGACCAAAAATTTAGCATTGTCATTGGCACCACAGGTACGTGTGGTGTCAATTTGTCCTAGTTCGATGAACACGGGATTTTTAGATCAAACTGCAGAATTTTATCAACGGGCGGCAGATACCACTCCACTTAAACGAATTGCCATACCCCAAGACATTGCATCGGTGGTTGAGGCTTGCGCCACCAAAATGAGATTTGTCACTGGCAATTGTTTTGTGGTAGATGGGGGACGAATACTATGAAAACCATTATAACTTGTGCAGTGACTGGGTCAGGAACAACACTAAAGCACACACCATATTTGCCAGTTACTCCTGAACAGATTGCTAACAGTGCATTAGAGGCTGCCGAAGCTGGTGCAGCAGTGGTGCACCTTCATGTTAGAGATCCTGCAACCGGCGCACCCAGCATGGACATCGAACTGTACAAACAAGTTGTAGGCCGTATACGAGACAAAAATTCTAATTTAATTATTAATTTAACCACCGGACCCGGATCAACTGGTGCATCTACAGCAGTATTTGGTCAAATTGATTCCGCATTTAAATCCGCAGAAGAACGTGTGGCACATGTCATGGAATTACTACCCGACCTTTGTAGCTTGGATTTTAATACCATGAATAGAGGTACAAACAATATTACAGTAAATTCTATTCCGGTAGTACGAGAAATGGCCCGTCTTATCAAACAAGCCGGGGTCAAACCCGAATTAGAAATTTTTGACAGCGGCGATCTACACATTGCCAAATCGTTAATAGCAGACGGCTTGATTGTGGGAAATCCACTTTGGCAAATTGCCACCGGAATCAAATGGGGATGGGATTCAACAACAACCACATTGGAATATGCCCGACAACTGTTACCCAACAATGCCACATGGTATGCATTTGGAATAGGTAACAAACAAATGCCTTTTGTAGCGTGGTCTTCGTTGAGTGGCGGACATGCAAGAGTGGGTTTAGAAGATAATGTTTTTCTAGAAAAAGGAATATTGGCCAAATCCAATGCAGAACTAGTTACCAAGGCTGTTAGAATTATACAAGATCTAGGAAATAATGTGGCCTCTTGTTCTGATGCAAGAAATTTGTTACAATTATCAAAATAGGAAAAACCATGATTAAAAAACTTGAATCTTCTGACATATTAATACCTTGCATGAAAAAAGAAAGATTTGATCTTGATACAAAAACCACCTTGGCTCCCTATGTTGATATCAATTACGCAGAGGCCGACTATGATGAGACTAAACAATTTTTTGAAAATCAATTGCTAATTGCTAGGACCAGTATGGGATTGGCACACTGTATTCATCACGACTTGGTCAGCAGACTAATGGTATATTTTGGTGATTCAATTGAAGCCAAAGAAAATGTATTCAGTAAAAAATATAACGAGATTACAGGAGGATGGACTGGCATTAAACGAGCCGACGAGTGTACATTGATTGATAACAAATTAAATGGCATGAAAAAGTGGATCACCAACATACACAATTCCTCGTATGTGAATCTACAAATATTAGACGAGAACAAGGTCAGTAAATCTGTTTATGTTGATCTTACAAAGAGCGAACACGAAATAACTTTTGCGAATTTTACTCCACTGGGTATGGAATTAGCTATACCGGGCAGCATAATTTTTAAAAATATAGAAATCAAGCCCGATCAAATACTGGGATTAAATACTTCTCCGCAGTTCTTTTTAAAAAATAATTTCCATAGCTATTGCTTTCTTACCAATCATCTCGGAGTCACAAGACAATTATTTTTGGATCTAAAAGCATACACTGATAAATTTGATTGTGGCGCAGAATTTGACATAAAAAAATTAGAAACAGATGTATGTACTATGCAAATGCAATGGGAAGACAATCTGATATCATTGAAACAGCGCGATTCCACAAACGAATTCTGGCATCGCAGAAACACACAATATTCATTCAGTAAAAAAACATTGATCAGTATTATACAAATGATAATAGAAGTAGGAGTAAGTTATTGGGCAAATAAAGAAGGTGACTACAGTCAACGATTTAGAGACGCCTTGACATATTCGTCCCATATGTATCCTCTTTATAGATTTTCTCAATTGTATAATTTTTTAGAGTTAAAATGACAATAATACCCTTAGACACCGTAGAATGCAATGACTTCAATAAAGAAACCTTAAAGATACTAAAACCGTATTTTGATATTGATCACAGGTCCAATCAAAAAACTTTATGGTTTAATAATTTGCTAACCTTGGCAACACACAGCCTGGGAATTGCTCATTGTGTACAACACAATCACGGAGCAAGATTGTGTATGTCTATTTCATTTGCTGATACTACACCACCGTTGTTTTATCAGTCTGAGTACGAAAAACAAATCGGATGTTGGTCTAATAAAAAAATGTCCGACAGCTTGTCCTTGAAAGGAAATCTGGTTTCGGGAAAAAAGTATTGGATTTCAAATTTATATCAAGGCGATTATGGAATATTCACTATCCCAACTGGTACTACTGTAAATAATTCAGCAGAAGAAGCCTATGTGTTGTTTGATTTTACTTCGGGAGATCATCCAATCGATCTTTCTTTCCCAAATTTGATAGGTATGGAAATTGCCAGAGCCGGTTCCTTGATAGTAGATAACTACCAAGTACCCGACGGGTACATATTGGGCAAAAGGCACTATTTTGATACCAACAGCCGCTTCTCTCAGATATCAAGTTGGACCGACTACGGATTCATCACCAACTATCTTGGATGTATTGTGGGATTGTTTGACGATTTGAAAAATCATACCTCCAATAAAAAAATCAACATCGATTATGAATTAAGGAATATTGGGTTAGAAATATCTAGTCTTAAAATGATGTGGACTGATAATCTAGATTCAGTTGAGCAAACTAGTGGTTTTACTGATAAATTTTGGCATCGCAGGAATACCCAATACACTCAAAGTAAAAATATACTATTAAAATTGATAAATCTTGTACTACAAACTGCAGATAGTCGTTGGTGGGACGCCAATGGAGCAAAAAATCAACGATTTCGTGATGCGTTGGTTTTTTCTACTCACATGAAACCATTGTATACAAATTTGCAAGAAAAGCATTTTATTCAGTTCTAGATACACATAATTTTTGATCCCGCCCACCTTAAATAATAAATAAGGGGGTTTTCTAAGTGGATCCGATTTCTCTATTTGCCCTTGCCAATGGCGCAGTTGCCGCAGTTAAAGCAGGTTGTAAATTATACAAAGACATCAAGGGTGCCGCCGGAGACATCAAAGGGGTACTCAAAGACCTTGACGAACAATTCAACGCTCAACACAAAGACAAACCCGCCACAGCCGAACAACGCAGACAACTAGTTGAAAAGAAAAACGAAGTCATTGAGTTAAACAAAAAAGGTGGTGCCACCGATGACGTTTACGCACAGATTGGCGAACATTTGGGCAACTACTT